GGCGGCTTCCTTGATCCCATCGAAGCCCAACACGCCGGCGCCTAGGGCGGGGCCGGCCACCGCGGCTAGCGCAGTGGCACCAGCAGCAACCTGACCAATGGCGCCACCAGCGATAGACACAAGGGAGGTAATACCGGTTGTCAGCCCACCAATTTTGGTGGCCATGCCGGCAGCCTGGGCAGTCGAAGCGTTGATATCCGCCGCCATCTTCTGTGCGGCGCGCGCCGCCTCAGTGAATCCCTTGGTGTTGGCATCACTGACGATGTTGACCGACAGGATTGCTGACTTCTTTTTCCCCGCCACCGGTTACCTCTTTTATCTCTTTTTCGCTGCTTCCGCCTGCTCAGCCATGACCTCTAGCATGGTATCTATCCATGCGGGGTCTTCCGCCAGCAGTACACTAGGCGGAATCCCCGTGTTCACGGACAGTAGGGCTATGACGCGGCAGGCGTCGCCTCGGTAGGGGCTAAACCCATCTCACCACCGGACTGGCTCAACGCCTCGACGCTCTCCAAAAATTCCTCGAAACTGTATTCGGTTTGGCCGGTGCGTTGCAAGGCCTTCCACGCCAGGAAGGCGGCGAACGTCAGGGGACTGTCCGTAGCGGTGCCCCAATCGCGGAGGCGGGCGGTGCGCTCAAACGCGACTTGATCGGACAGAATAGGTGTCACTTCGATTTCTTCACCGTTGGTGTATCGGACGTTAATGGTTAGTTTCATCGTTTCTTTCCTTCGATTTTCCCTAAGATTCGGTCAATGTGTTGCTCATAGACTTTGAGCCATAGCTCTTCGTTGGCGGCGGCGGCGGTGGCGACCCATGGGTTCGGCGCGATGTGGCGCTTTGGCCAACCCCAGTGAATCGGGTTTGCGTAGGGAATGAGTTTCCGGCCGGCCCTGACCATGCCGGCTTTTTGTGTGGCACCCGCCCTGATACTCGCGGCTAGCCGGCCGGACACTTTCGGCGCCAGACCGGCCGCTATCGGCACGATGGTTTGGGCGGCGGCTAGATTGGCATTGCGGAGGTCTTTGGTGTCGCCGCCTGCTTGCCGGATAGTGCGGCGAAGATTCTTCAGACCCTCTACCTCGGCGGACACATCCACATGGCCGGCCACGATTTATGGTTCCTCAGGTGTGAAAACAGGCTCCCCAACCAGCGGAAATGTGAGGTCTTTACTCATTTCTTTATTCACCTCACCACCAACGCCAAGGGGGCGTACTTTCACGGTGCCGGTAAATTTTGCGGATTTCTCGCCTTCTACCGGCCGGAACTCGAACTCGACTTCCTTACCGCGGTTGGCAAAGCACCAGTCAAAAATCCCATTTTTCTTGAGATTAATAAAACAGGTAAGCTCCATGGTCCAAGTAATGGTGTCTTTGCCGGGCGCATAATCACCCGAAAGGACGTGTTTACCGTCCTCGGTGTTTACAGCGGGGTTCAGCTCGGCCTTGGTGACCAGGGCGGAAAATTCGTTCTGAGCACCAGCTTTACCGAAAACCAGTTTTCCGGGGCCGGTGGAGATACGACTGTCTAATGTGTTGACGTTTGCCATTATTTATGCTCCTTTCAGTTCGTAGGTGACTTCAACCGCTGGTAGGGGGGTTTGCCCGATAGCGGGGAGGGTGATTGTGGTGATCTCGATATCCGTTGGGTATCGGTTTTCTAGAAGGTTTAGCAGGTCATCGAGCATACCCATGAGGTATTCCACCGCTAGCGTGGTGCCCAGGTCAGCGGCAACAAGGTAAACGCTTGCCTCGGCGGTAACCTCACCGCGGGCCATCGACTCGATTTCCAGCTCCTTGAGAGCAACCCATGCACCAGGAATACTAACGCGATTGGGATTAACCGTCGCGGAAATACCAATGTTATTGACTTCTTTGGCTAGCTTCCCTAAATGCATCGGAATAATATCTGGATTCATCAGCCCACCGCCGGAGCAGTCCAGCCACCAAGGCCAAGCAGCATGGCAGCTTGGGGGTCATGGCGCTGCACATAGGTTGTACCTTCGTCGGTCAGGGCTGCTACGCCACCGGGTGTGGCACGCCGCCGCCACAGGTGGGCTGCAAGCATGACGGCACCGGTGTGGATTCGGTCGGACCAGGTGTCTGGGTTACCATGCCAATCAGTCACAGTGGCGTTAACCGCCGCTGTGATTCCCTCAAGTGCCTGCTGTTCGGCGGCGTCACCTACCGCCTCGACACCAAGCCAAGCAAGCACCTCTGAATCTTCTATCTTAGGCATTATTGAAATGTACCTTGACCAGGCCTTCGCCACGGTTGAGCATGTGAGCGGTGTAGCCAAACAGCCCTACGTCTCGGCCACCGTGGGCGATGTGTTCAGCTTCGGCACGTAGTGGGGAGCCGGGGAGCTCGAAGAATGTAGTGGCGTCTTTGCAGCCAACAATGGCGGTGCCGGACTCGACAAATTCTGAGGTGGTCCACGTTGCTGGTTCGGATACTGGGGTCAGACTCATGTAGTGCGGAACATCCAGCTGAGAGTACTTGAGGACTTTTTCGAGGTCACGGGGGTTGACAATGGCGTAGGCGGCGGGGACATGCACCGCTTCATCAACCCGAATGGCACCAATGGTGATAGCGCGGATAATGTCTTGGGCGACTTCGGGAATGTCGGTCGCGTGGTCTACCAGGAATTTTCCAGCGTCACGGTCGGTCTCAAAAGCGTAGGATTCGTTCATGGCTTGCCAGTAGGCCAGCAGCGCTTCGGACTCGTTAAAATCAAAAATCTGACGGTCAAGGTCATTGCCACCGGCCCAGGGCTGGGCATCCATTGACACTTCTTCCCATTGGGCTTTTTGCGTGGGAATTTCGGTTTTATTGCCGGACCATTTGGCAACACCAGGCTTGAGCAGCTTTCCGCTATCGGTGTCCTTCTTCCAGCGGAAACCGATAGCCTTTCGGCCGGTTAGGGCTTTAGTGGCGATTAGTGGGATAATGCGGCGCTGGTAGACAACACCGGACCACAATTCACCCAGCCACGCTTTAGGCTGGGTCACAATTGAATCTGAGCCCTTGATGTCGGCAAGGGCTGCTTGAATCTCATCATCGGGGATTTCACCGGTGTGAATCCCCAGGATTGTCTCGGCGGCGTGGGCGGCGGTGATAACTTCCCGCTTGGTGGCGTCCTTACCGCCTGGGATACCAGCCGGAATTTTATTCCGGGGGGCGGTGGCGCCACTGAGGTTCTCGGTGACTTTCGCGGCGATAGCAGCGATATCTTCAGCATTTAGGGTCATTTCTGTGGTTTCTTTCTCTTCGGGGTTGCCGGACTCGGCATATACCTTGGCTTTCTCGAAAGCAGGGAACGGGACAAGCGCAACAGCTTTGAGCAGGGCAGACTCGATAGTGCCACCGGTGCGGCGGACACCTACCGCCTCGATGCTGAAAGAGTCAATAATATGCTCAGCGGCATTTGTGAGGGCTTCGGTGGCGGCGGCGCTACTGCCCAGTTGAAAGCGCATGACTAGGCCTTCGGGCGTGTTTTCGGCACTGATAGCATGGCCAATGGCTTTGGGCTGGTGGCCGGGGCGGGAATGCTCAGACAGTAGTTTTACCCGCTCGATGTTGGAAGGGATATCGAGGCTACCGCGGGGGAACGTGTAGCTTCCGGTGGCAGTTGCCCCGGTATCGCCCCAGGGGAGTACTAGACCTTCCATGATTCGCTCGGATTCATTGCACGAAACCGTGGCGGGGGCGGCGTCGCCATTGATAGTTTCCACATCACTTGGCATTTTCTTCTCCTCCTATTTCTTCTTGGCGTTTCCTAGCCCCAGCGTTCAGCGTGCTAGTTAACCATTTATCAACTTCGGGAATTGTGATTATCCGCTGCAAAACCGCCACGATCCCCAGAGTGGAAGCCACTAGCGGCACAGTCTCTACCCCGGCTACTTTGGCGATTTCTGGTAGCACCGGCAGCAGCGCGATGGTGGCTATGGCAACACTACGGATTACCGAACGCCACGGGTAACGGATTTGAGTTGGCGGGCGCTCAGGCATGCGGCAACTCCATGGCACGTTTGCGCAGCTCAAGGCGAAGGCGCATTATGAAAATGATTTGGTGCGTCAGCATGGTGCTGATCCCCAGGCCAAAGCCGGTTGCTACGTCAAGAAGACTCATGGTTATTTGGTCTTCCTGGTGTCGCGGCAACCGTCAATCCCTTGTGCGGCACCTAGTGCGGCGACCGTATCCACTAGGGTTCGGCCACCGGTTTGTGGCCACCCAGGGAAACCACTACCAGGGCCGGTCAATTGATCTCGGATAACCCGTAACATTTCGTTGTTCTCGCGGAGTAGTTGCCGGTCGGCCTCGGTGAAGTTCGTCATTTTCCCTGCTTGTGTCGTGTTTCCTGCTTGCATGCTGAAATAAAAATCTTCAGCCAAACTCATATACTGGTCACGGTAGGCACCGGCCAACTGGTGTGGGCAACTGGTGCTGTAGAAATGCGAGTGGGGGAACACATTATTGAACCAGGCGGGTTTCCCCAGGTCGTAGGCGTGACACAAGGCGGCGACCAGGTGGGCACCCGCGGTGATCGTTTCCTGACTGATAGGCCAATCTTCGGCGGCGCCGCCAACGTTGGCATGCTCAATACCAATCGAATATGCGTTGGCGGCGGAGTCGCCGGCATGCCAAGCCGTGTCCCAATCGTTGACCAGTTGCCCAATTGTGCCGTCTGTCTCCACCTGATAGTGAGCGGACGCCTCCCGGTCTTGCCAAATCCGGTAGCAATCGGCGGTGCTCAAATTCACGCCAGCATTATGATGCACCACCAGATACTTGATGGGACCTGGTCGGCCGGGCGTGTAGTGTTTGTTCATCAGACAGTACAGGTCTGGTTCTAGCGTTTGAAAATCCATAGTCTTTAGTCAATTAGCTGGGTTAGTTCGTTGGTAGCGGGGACATCGCGGGGCCTATAGGCGTCGTCAGGCGGGGCGATACTGTTAGGATCAAGACGGGTCAGGTGATCGAGGTCAAACTCAACGCTTTGACCAGGTGAAACCATGTCATCCATGCCTAGGCGGGCGGCTATCGGCGCCATGTATGAGGCTAGGCAGTAGTCGACTAGCTCAACGTTTCTAGCATCCATGTTGGAGTAGCGGATACTAGAGTCGGCTAGGGAGGCGTCTAGCAGAATAGCCGGTATGCCACAGACGCGGGCAATATCAATGGCCGCAGCGTTCCGGCCTTCCACCAGCAAATGGGATTCGTAAGAGCCGTGGTCAATGGCTTGAATTGAGCTGTTTGTGAAACCAACGGGGCCGTTTTTGCGTTGCCGGCCGCGGTTCCAAGCGTCGATAAGCTTGTCGATTTTGGCGGGGTCAGTGAGCGGTTCACCACTAATCTGGTGCAGTTCGGTGTGGGCGACAGGGTGAGCGGCGGCTTTCGCGGCGGCGTCAGCGACCTGTACGGCGTGCCTGATAGCGGCGGGGTAGCGTAGGATTCCTTGGTCAGAGCCGGGGATAAGGATAACGTCCTCAGGTGGCACTTCTTCGCCCTCGAAATAAACCTCACCGCTAGGGGTGAAACCCCAGCGTTCGTAGAGCACATGATCGGCGGCGATAACGGCACCGGTAGCATTTCGTTTCACTGCCCACAGCGACCACCCGTAGAACAGTAAATCATCTACTGTCCACAGCATGCGGTGATAGGGGGAAATGGGGCCACTGGTACCAGCTACCCATGCTGGCTGTTCGGGCAACGGTCCGTCGTCATCGTGCACTACTAGGGGGCATCTGGCTATGCTGCTGACGATGATGCGGCGGGCGCGCGCTAAAGCGGCAACGTTCATGGCAACATCACGGGTTATTGACTCTGGTAGCAGGTCAGGTGTGCCAACCGTGATGAGGTGATTTGGGTCAGCCCAGGCACTGGCGTAGGGCACTTCGAGGCTACCCGCCGCCAGGGCGGGTAGGGATAGTGCCTGTCTTACTTTCTCGAAGAACCCCATGCCCTAATCATGCGGCAAAGGGGTGACAAAACCCCTATTCGTGGTGGTTGCGGTAGATATTTCGGGCTGCGCTTTTGGCGGCATAGGGGTCATCATGGCCAGTTTTTAGGTGGCGCGCCAAAGCGTACCATGCGGCGTTTCGGTCATCATGCAGTTCTCGCCATTCGCATTTATCGCATGTGATGAGGATAGTGTGGTCGGTGGCGTCGATTGCCGGTGATTTACGTTTTTCGTTTCGCATAATTTATCCAATAAATGGTTCGGGGGCGGTGGTTTCGGGGATTTGGTAGCCGGCAAGGGCGGCTAGGCCGGCCTCTAGGCGGGCAGTGCCAGCGGCGCTGTTACGCCTGCTGAACATTCGCCCTTTCTCACCGACATTGCGGAGTTCTGCCACATCAAGTTCGTACTCGACGCCAGCACAGCGCCTTACGCAGATAGGCATGGTATCCGCTTCCTGGTCGAGGGCCTGCAAAAAGTCCTCGGTGGCGGCTATCATCTCATCGGTGGATAGCGGTTTCCAATGCTCAGGAAGCGCGATAGCCAGCTGGTCGGCAAGGCGTTTCGTGGGGCCGTATGCATCGCCGCATACCTCGGTGGCGATACCGCGGCGCACCAACTCTTTTGCGGTGTCGATCACCCATTGCCGGCCGGGGCGGGCGTCGATGATCTCAATACCTACGCCCCGGCCTTGGTTGATGGTGCCTACCGCGGCTAGGGCGGTAGTGGCGCCATCCCAAGACACGCCAACCCCCAGCGTGACCGGCCCATCATCCAGCGGCACCGTCGTGGTGATACCGCGGTAGGCGTCTAGATCAATGGCCCTCTGGCGCGCATTCTTTGAGCGGACATTGCCGTATGCCCTGAGCCATTCGTTAAAGTCCATGTCCTCATTCTCCAATGGCTCCAAAACTTTTTCGCGGGTGCATAGGCCGGCCGCTACACCGGGGTGAGCCGCTAAAACGTCCTCAATCGTGAAGGAAGTGACCTCTTGCGGATCAGCGGAGGCGCCTACTCCATAGTCGATTACCGCCACACGGGGCGATGGTTCAGCAATCGCCTTCGCCAGACGGCTATGCCAGTAGTCGGACTCGGCGTCACCAGCAGCACTAATCTGCACAATCTGACTATTACTCCTGGTCAGCTGGGTAGCACGCACCGCCTGCATCAAATCCTTACCCTGTTTCTGCGTGAAGCTCCATTGCTCATCGGCGATGATCTTATCGCCCTGTCCACCATGCAAATATTGACTGGTTGGCGGCATAGGGCGAATCTGCGAACCTGTGGCTAACACCCCCCCCCCCGCGCGCCCCCCCCCCCACCTTCGTACGCACCGCCACCCA